TGCTTCGGAAATTCCTGAGCCTTGAGAATGGCTTGCCCAGTCACGACACCTTCAGCCGCCTGTTCCGGCTGCCGGACCCGCAGGCCTTTGGCCGCGCCTTCGAGGCCGTCCTGGAAGACCTCGGCACCGATGGCCTGGGGGTTCCGGCAATTGATGGCAAGACCCTGCGCCGGCCGTTCGACCCTGCGGCGGGCCGCTCGCCGCTGCCTGTGGTCACCGCTTCCGGCGCGGGCGCGCGGCTGGCCATCGGCCCTTCTGCCGTGCCGCAGGGCGGCAACGGGATCACGGCGGCGCGGGCGCTGCTGGAAACCCTGAGCCTCGACGGGGTGCCGGTGACCGCCGATGCGGCTGGCACATCCAGAGCGATACGGCGCAGGTGATCCTGGATCGGGGCGGCGATTATCTGTTTGCGCTGAAGGGCAACCATCCGCTTCTGATGCGCGAGGTGGCGGAATACTTTGCCGACCCACCCGAAAAACGGACACAGTTTCAGACAGGTGACGCTGATCCTGGCCGGATCGGGACCGGAGTTCACCGCCTCAGCCATAAGGTCGATTGGCTCTTCCTGGATCGCCGCTCTGCGGGCAAGCCGCGCCTGCCCGGCCTGGCCCCCATCGCCTGAGTCCGGTCCAGCCGCCAGACCGGCGAAAGCCTTACCACCGCCACGCGCTTTCATGTCTCTTCAACCCGCCTCACCCCGGACGCCGTCGCGACAGCCCTGCCCGCCCACTGGTCGGTCGAGAACCGCCTGCACCGGGTGCCCGACATGAGTTTCGACGAAGACCGCGCCCGCAACCGCACAGATAACAGCCCGGAAAACCTCAGCATTCTGCGAAAGCCCCCCCTCAACATCCTGCGAAAGGCCCGCCCCAAACGCCCCGTCTCCCGCAACCGCAAACGCGCAGGATGGTCCGATGACGTCGCAAAATCCATCCTCGGCCAAATGCGACAGCCCTGGAGATCATGCCCATGACACTTGACCTCGCCGCCTGATCAGACGCAAATCAAACCGCTCGGAGGACGGCGAAAGAGAATCTCCACCACTTTCGAGACACAACCTTGGGAACATGATCCGGGTCGTTTGGACTCAAGGGGTTGGCGGCGCGCGTTTACTTTTTGGTCACAGAGTCATCCCCACCCACCCCCGCCGTCGCACTCACCCCGCCGCCCCTGCCGCAACAGCGCCAATCATCAGGGGCAGGACCGGGGCCGGGAAGCGACACGCCGGACATGCGGGAGGGGTTGGGCACTGCGCGGGCCCAGGCACCGCGCAAATCCCGGCCTGGGCCCCAAAACAGGCTTCAGGCGATTGCCCTGGACCGCGCCCCGATCGCCATGATGTCGGGCAGCGCGGCGAGGGCCAGGATCTCCTTCGGCTTTTCACCGGCCTTGATCTGCCCCGGTACGCGGGGCGCTGGCGCGCCGCGAAAGCCGGGACCCTGTGAATGGCCTCTCTCGAACCTCTGTTCGCGCTTCGCCGCGATGTCTTGCCATCACGGGCCATGACACCGGCGGGCGTCCCCGTCAGCGCCGCCAACCAGGCCACAAAGCACAGACGGAAAGCGTCCGCGTCGGGCGTGGCAAAACTGTCGCCGGGGTGATCCTGCGAGGCCGCCCCTCCGGTGAAGGGCCGGAAGCGCCGCAGCAGGGCGATCATCTTCGCGCCGAAGCGGGCGATATCCCACACCGTCTCCGCCCCGGCCAGAACCGCCAACAGACACAAAGCAGGAGTCCGGGCAGCGGACAATCCCCCCCGGCGGCCTGCCGCCTGTCCGGCCTACCCCTGAAAGACTGCAGAAAACAGGTCGTCCCGGCCATCGCAGGAACATCACCCGCCACAGCCGCCACAGCCGTGCTCCCATCTTCGGCTCAGGGGATCACGACCGATTCAGCAGATTCAGCATTGCTGCAGCCCGTCACCAGGGTTTTCACCCGATTGCTCTGGTTTTTTGCGCTGTCCCTCTGGACAGCCCAAGCCGCCTCGCATAAGACGCTGTCATCCAAGCGCCGGTGACGCTGGCCAGGTGCCCAGATAGCTCAGTTGGTAGAGCAGCGGATTGAAAATCCGCGTGTCGGCGGTTCAATTCCGTCTCTGGGCACCACTTTAACCCTTTGATATCACTTCGATTTTCGATCATAGCTTAGGCGTCCTTCACTCTGGTTTGACGTTTTTCGGTAAGGGTTTGACAACTTTTGTTCTGCGTTCGGTCTCTGCGTCCAGGGTTTTCATGGTCGCCCGATTGCCTTCTGTGAGCCTTGCGTTGCGGGAATAGTGCTGCGCCATGCTCTCGGTCTTCTGCCCCAGAAGGTCGGCAATCTCGCGGGGATGCACCCCGGCTTCGCGCAATACCGTCGCCACAGTATGCCGCAGGCCCTTCAGGGTCAGGTCAGCCGGTAGCGCGCCATCCGCAATATGTTTCGCTTTGAAGCAGTGCCAGACCGTCGAGAATCCACTGTAAGTCCAGGGCAAGCCCTTGGTCGTCGCAAGGATCGTCACCGCGTCGTGTCTCGGGGCTTCGTCCAGGGCTGCGCGCAAGGCCCCCTCAATCGGCAGAGGCACTTCCTGGCCGGTCTTCCCACGGCGGGCATAGATCACGCCGTCAACAATGGCAGAGCGGCGCAGGTGCAGAGCGTCCGAAGGATCAAGCCCGGTGTGCGCCATAAGGGCGACCGCCGCCCGGATATGGGCGGGGGCCAGCTTCAGCACCGCCGCGCGCTCGTCTGCCGTCCAGGGCCTGTTCGCGTAGGCCCGGTCGCGTGGGCGCGGCTTGGGAATGACGGCCTTGGCATAGTTGGCCGCGATCAGCCCCCTGGGCTCGGCATGGCGGAAGACTTCGCTTAGAAAGGTCCGAAGCATGTTTGCCCGACGCCAGCCGGTTTTCTGGGCTGCCCGATCATGGATTGCCGCGACAAGCGGGGTGTCGATCACGTGCACCGGAGTGTCGCGGATGTTGTCCAGGAAGGCCGCACAGTGGCGATAGTCGCGCCGGGTCCGTTCGGACAGATTCAGGAAATGGACTTCGGAGAAATAGGCCGCAAGAATGCCGCCCAAGGTGCCCGGCCTCGGTTCCTTGCCCTTCAGCGCATCCGACAGGGCGCGGATTTTCTCGCACTCCGCAAAGAACGCTGCGCTGCCAATAGGGGCCTTGTCCAGGTCGATCTTGTGCCCTGTCTTGCGATGGTAGCACCGGGGCTTGCCGTGCCGGTCGGTGAATATCTTGAGGCCTTTGACCTTGACGAGGGTCATCCGAGCCTCCGAAGAATGTCGGCACGGGTCGTCTCGGTGCCGCCCCCCTTCTCGGTGTCGATCCACTGGTCGAGGTCGCGCTTGTCATAACGCAGCACGTTCCCGCCAAGCTGCACCGGCAGAACCGGGCAGGAAGTCTTGAAGTGCTTCGCGGGCAAGCCGCAGTAGCTCGCCGCCTCTGCGTCGCTCAGCATCCGCTTTTCGATCACGTTCAAGTTTAGGGTTGCGGCTGCCATGATGCACCTTTGAAGCGATAGGAACGCTGCGTCGGGGCGGGCAGGCATCCGCCCGCCCCGGTCTCTGCGCCGTCACCACCCGCGAGACCAGCAGGGGGCCGACGCTGCGGGGGTTTTGGGCCACTCCCCGCTTGGCCATACCTGCCGGACCCCGAAGAACAGCAGGCAAGTCAGAGGGTGAAGGCACCCGAAAGACGGACGCGCCCGATGGTGTCACCCGACAGTGCGGCAGCCGTCGCTACACCGATCAGCTTGTTGGTGCCGACGGTCGTGGTGCAGTTCTTGGAAACGTCATCCCAATAGATGCGCACGCCCTGCGTCCAGGCGGCACCCGTGGCCTTGGGCAGATCGAAGACGCCGAGCACGTCCACGTCGATATCCGCGCCGGAAGCGGCAGAACGGACTGCCACGCCAAAGATGGAGCCGACCAGGACACCGGCCCCGGATGCGACGGCAGCGGGGGCGGTCACGGTCACGGTGTTCCCCGGTTGAATGAAGTTCCGCATTAGATACCCTTTCCAGTGGTGAAGAGAATCGCGCCGGGGCGCGGGGTCGAGGCCCGCGCAATGCGGGCCTCCAGATCTCCGATCGCGGCCGCCGTTTCAGCGTCGGTCTTGTATTCGACGCGCCGCCCATCGACTTCGACGGACTTGGTGCCGCCAGCGCGCGCCCGGATCAGGGCATCGCGCAGCGCCGTCAGTTCTGTGGCGTCCAGTGGCATCAGCCCACCCGGAACCAGCCGCGATGGTCGATCCAGCCCGCCCCAAAATCGAGGCGAATCTTGGTCTCCACGCCGTCCACTTCGAAGCCCACGCGGGTTTCAATCTGCGGCCCCGGCGCGCCTTCAAGATAGGCGTATTCGATCCCGTCGATCCGGGCCGGGTCGCCGATAAGGTACCACTGCGTGGCAGAGGTCAGGCGCGGCTCTACCAGCAGCGCAAGGGTGCTGAAGGGGTTTACCTCGGCAGTGGACACCGCCTGCACCTCGGCCAGTGCCTGTTGCATCACCGTTTCAAGTTCTGCCGGCACCAGGACGTAGCGCGGGGCGTTGTCGATCAGCAGGCCACCCGGCGCGCGTTGCTTGCGCATGGCCAGCCGGGCCGCAGAAAGATCGTCCCTCAGGTTCTGCAGGGTGATCCCCGCCGCCGCCTTCTGGTTGCCATGGCCTGCCGCGTTGAACACGGCCACCGTGTCCGACATCACCGGGTTGGCGATGATAAGATTGGTGATCTGCTGATTTTCGAAGGCCCGCGCGGCCACACCCATCGCGCGGGGCACGTCGCTGAAGGCCCCAAGGTCGTCATTCACCAGCAACTGCCACGACAGCGGGATGATCCGGCCAAAGGTGGCCAGGGCGAAGGTCTCTTGCGTTTCGACCATGGTCCCGGAACGGAATTCCCCGCCTTCGCCCGTGGCCAGAAGGTCAGGGGCACTGCCCAGGGTCAGCTTGCGCTTCAGGCGAAAGTCGCGGGCCGTGGTCTGCCGTGCCGCCACGCGCGCGCCGCTTGGGGCGGCTTCGTAGGCTGCGCGCAGTTCCCGGTTGACGGCATCGGCAAGGATCAGCGGGAAGTCAGACGTGCTGTGCATACCACGCGTCACCAGAGTGTCGGCTGACATGCCCTGCGTCACCACGCCATGCCGCCGGAGACAGTCGCGGGCCAGTTCCGGGATGCTCAGGCTCGCCCAGGCGCGGGCCTGCGGCGAAAGCTCATGGCCGGGGTGCACCCGCGCCCAAAGCGCTTCACCGGCCCGCGTGGCGATCACGGCGGGGTCGGTGTGGTCGGTGCCCACGGTCGCGGTGCGGGTGCGGGTCTGCCCCTGCGTCCGCGCCAGTTCGGCGAAGGCGGCGGCGCGCGCCGCGTCTGCCGTCGCCTCTGCGTCGATCTGGGCATCTGCCCAGGACCGCTCGAGGCCCGCCAGATCGGCGATGCTCCGAATCTCGGTATTGATCTGCGCCCGGGTTTGCACCGGGGCGTCCTGCGTCGTGTTTTCCATATCTGCCTCATGTCTGAAATGCGCCGCCGGATCGGCGGGGACGGGAACAATAGACACCTCTAGCGGTGTCCATTGGGTGGCGGTTCTGTACCGCCCGCTTGCCGTCTTGGGTGTCATCCCATTTTTCGACGGAATATCCGATGGACAGCCCGCGAAGGGTGCCATCGGCAACGTCTGTCATCACCGCCAAGGCGGCCGCCGTCTGCCGGAACCGGATTCGGACCCAAAGGCCCTCTGCCCGGATTTCCGCCGCCTCGATCACCCCAAGCTGATCGCGCGTCGTCTCGCGCCGGTGCCCTTCCAGGACCGGCCCGCCGATCAGGCGCGACAGGTCCGCGCGCGACAGGTCAAGCCGCTCGGTGAAGCCGGGGCGGGCCACCTCTGCCCCGGTCGAGGCTATGGCCTCCACCGTGCGGGCTTCGGTGTTCAGGGTCGCGGGCCGCAAGGTTGCGGCACGAATGTGCATGGTCATGGCGTTGCCTCTTGCTGCGCCTGGCGGGTGTCCGTGGCGATTTCCTCGTCAAGCTCTTCGATATCCCGCCCGCGGCTGGCCACCACTTCGGCCCGGCTTTTCAGGCCGGCCGCAATCGCGGCAACGTCGCCGTTGACTTCCTTCAGCGGGTCGATCCAAACCCAGCCGGGGGCCACGAATTTCACATCCCGGTACAGCGCCAGCGCGGCCTCGTCGGCCGGGATTTCCCCGGCAAGGGCCTTGCCGTCGATCCAGCGCCGCCAGAGCGGGCGCAGCAGGCGGGCCTCGATCACGGTACGCTGCAGCATTTCCGCGCGGCGTCGCTGCTGCAGCAGGCCTACGCGGGCGCTGCTGTAGTTTGTGTCCGACAGGTCCGCGCTGACCTGTTCATAGGTCAGGCCCGCGCCTGCCGCGATTTCGCGCAGCTGCGCCTTGAGGAATTCCACCGCTTGCGACAGGCCCTGCCCTGGCTGCGAAAACGTCACCTCGGTGCCGGGCGGCAGAATGCGGGTCATGCCGGGTTCAAGGCTGACATTGATATTGCATTTTTGGTCGTGCCTTCAAAGCCGGTCGCGGTGCCGTCCACCGATTTGATGAAGGCGGTCATCATGCTTTGAACCTTCAGGCTCATCAGCATGGCATCGCTCGAGGCGTCAAAATCCGCCAGTTTCAGCAGGATCTGGGCCAGCCATGACAGGCCGCGCACCTGGCCGGGCACCAGCGGGTCAAAGACATGCAGCATGTCGCGGGCGGGCACCCGAACCGCCGCGCCGATCATGCCGAACGGGGTTCCGGGGGCATCGGGCAGAACGTGGTAAGCCGTCACCCGCTCCTCTGCGTCGAATTCGATCCCGGCGATGATGCGCGCGCCATTGCCAAGGTCGCGGGTCAGGGTCGGGTCGATCTGATCGGCGGGAAGCACCGTCACCCGGAATTCGCCGTCTGCGGTCCACCGCATGCGAAGGAAGGCTTCGCCGTCGCGCACAAGGGCACGGGCGGCAAGGGGCAGGATCGGCGTCGCCATGGCCTCGAAGGTGGTG